GTTTGATCATTTTCCAACTCTATGATTTCAATACTGTACTGGCGCAAAATCAGCACACCTATTTTATTCTGCGCTACACCTGCCGACTCAAAGCAGTCTCGAATCTCCCTTGTGACTCTATCTCGCCAACGCCAATCCTCAGCTTGATAGGCATTGTCTGGCGAGACGATGATCATGTAACCCGAATCAAGGTCGAGTTCGGCGGCGCTCAGATTATACTTTTGCGCAAGTTGCTGGCAGGTTTGTGGTAGTACTGCGGTTAGTTTTACGAATTGTCGTCTGTTCATTTTATCAATACTCCCTCTGAATAGTCATATTTATCGGCGTTAGGGAAGGGAAGATCGCGCTTTACGTCGCTAGCGTCTCGCTCAAACCGGCCATCGCGCCCGCTTATCCATACAGGCAACTCCCCACCGTGCTCTGCTTTGATTTCTTCCAGGTGCTTGATTAGGTCGTTGAGTGTCATTGCAACCCCTCTGTCTCTAGCGCATCCCAACAACAAGCATCGCACCTATACTTGTCCATTCCCCAGTCCTGACGCATCGTCTCACAAACTCCACAGCGGCGCAACACTGCCTCGCTTTGGCCTTTCAGTGCCCACGAATTGCTATCGCACCACTGAGGCATGACATCACTGTTTGCATCAAATCCAGACTCAACATACCACTTTTTACTAGTCCAAGTCTCCCCATCTGTACTTGCCCACTCTACGCCGTCCGGGTCGGTCAGGGTTGCTAGCGCCCACAGGTCTTCAATCTCAATCTCAAATGTACATTCTGCCGTAGCCTGATTATTTTCCAATACCACAACATTGCCCAGGCGTACCCGCCTACGTGCTAGCTGTTCAAGTTTCACCTCATCAAAACTTAATACCCACTCTTGCGACTCAGGCAGCGCGCGTGCTAGAGCTTCAAGTTGATGGGCGAATTCACTAGCGATGGTTGCTCCAATCAGCGCCCCCAGGCTCTTGATGAAATCACGGTGAGTTAGGTCACTCATTCTGCTCGCTCCATCGCACCCTTCTCAAAAACATAATCCCCATCCGGCGGCCATTCCGCTGTACGCCCGTCAAGCGGTACACCCTTTGCCAGCAAATCTGCATACTCGCCATTCATTCGCAAGTATAACTCTCGATAAGCATCGCCAATGTTTTTGTCTATGCCACCTCTGGCGTAGACCACCGGAACCCAACCGGGCCACGGCTTGCCTCGCATTTGTTCGCCTTTGGCAGTCTCAACCTGTTCCCAGAGCATGTAATCTGGTGTGGTGGGATATTTCATCTTGAGCGCGTCAAATTCGGCCTGCATCTCTGGTGTGCGATCTGGCGTCCAACCTTTGGGTTTGCGATGCGCTTTTTCTTTCTTGGACCAGGGCGCGGCGCAGGGCATTAGAAGTTGACCGGCTTCAATTTTGAGGTTCATATTTTTTGTCATCCTCTACTACTTCAAAGCCAAAGCCTAAAAGGTCGCACCAGGGAGTTTTGCACACAACATCTTTTCCTAATTGCTCCATAATTCTACCGCAACCAGGACACATTATTTTCGTTCCCTCCTGGCTCAAGTCAATGCAAATCAAAAAACGCGGCTTGTCACTCATCGCCCCACCTCTCCATTGCTTCTACAAACGCCAGGCTGATCGCCATCGGGCGCGTGTCTGCTTCCACTTGCACAAGGTCCATCTTTGCATCCATTCGCGCTATGCAGCAAAATATAAGGTCTGGTCCAGTGTGAACCGTCACAACCCAGCCTAGAGTAGCAATGCGATCCTGAATCAAATCTGCATGTCCAGCCTTGCCAGATGGATGAAAGAGTGAGTTATCATCCGTGGCCGTTTTTCTTTCCCCGTTCTCGACTATCCAATAAATGCCAACATCTTCCCAATTTCCGGGCGTTATTTCTATCCAGCCCATCAGTCGCGCTACCTGCAAATCAAGCTTATCACTCATTTCGGCCCCCTCGGAAACACAAGTCCGCTATTCCCGCGCCCGCCATGTTGCAACTTGGCAATGGCAATTTGATTAGCTTGCCTCTCCTGCGCCGCTTGCATCATAGCTTGGTTCTGAATTGCAAAAAACTGGTGTTGTGCGGCCAGGTAGAATTCATCGGCTACAAGTTGCAAATGCCAATGATCAATCCGTTCTGTAATACGCACCACCGCAGGTGGAAATTCCCCAAAGATTCCATCTGGTGTAAGTTCGATTTCAACAATCAAGCCGTCGTTTTCTAACTCATCACATCGTTGCCCTGTCAACTCCCGCACCAACACAAGCAACTGACGATACGTCAACCCCGCTGCGTCAACTTTGAATTCTGTGCTATTTTCGTCTTGAAATTCTATGCGAATTTTGGTCATTGCGTCCCCTCTCCTTCCTCTGGCAAATCTCTCGCCAACCCGTTGTTGCCTATAATTTTCACTTCCCAGTATGCCTCAGTTTGTTCTCTAGCCATGTTCAACATAGCACAAGCTTCTTGTGCTTTTGACAGGCTTAACCGGTCAGTAAACTTTCCGTCTTCGAACCATTTCCACCAATGACCATTGGATAGCAGGCCGTATTTTTTATCATCGTTCATTGCGTCCCCTCTCTTTCTAAACTACGCCTTTGGAAAGCGCCAATGCAAAAAGTCTACTACAAAATCAATGCGCCGCACTGCAAGGTCCAACTGTGCCTGCTCTATTTCGTCACCATCCCAGATAGCCTGGCGTATCTTCAACACGCTGACAATAGCATTGAGTACTTTGCCCGACTCATCCTGAACAGTATCGCTAACCACCGTCCAGCATGTTGTTATCGACGGTTTCAAGAGCGGGCTGTCACCACTGACTGTAACCCAGGCGTCATGTAATGCATGTTCTAATCGCGCGAGATCACCATTGAGAAAGCGACGTTGTGCGCCGGTGGTTGATTTACTCATTTTCTACTTGCCAATCATCACCTATCTGTTGAGCTACTTGCGCCGAGCTAGTCACCTGATCTGATTCATCCCTGTCGCCTAGTACTCTTTTGATTAAATTGTTCATTTGCTCCCCTCTCCTTTATTTCAACAACCCACTCGGAAACCTTCCCGGCGTCACGCGCCGATCTGTATCTTCCAGTCGGCACAGTCAGCGGTAACCACCGCAGGCCAGGCGGGGCGATTGTGGCAACGCGCCATTTGCCAGCCAGACCGAATACCGATATACCCGTCCTGCCAGAGGTCTACAGGACAAACAGTGTTTCTCGGTTGGCCCCAACACCCAGATTTTCTTTTTATCCCCACACGCCATCGCCGCCGCCTGCGTCCTGGCTTCCGGGTAGCGATTGATCCATAGCTCCGTGCGCCTGAATAGCGGCGTGAGCTTGCCACCCAGCGCCCGCGTGTTTTGTTCAATGGCGATAGCAAAGAATCCGACCTGCATCACCTGAGTTGTGACGAATGTCTCCCAGGCTCGCACCTCGTCAATACTCCACTCACTGGGAGCTATGCCGCACTCTGCTGTGCCCTCGGTCCAGGCTTGCAGGATGCCGTCTCGAATGTCCTGCGAGAAACCGCTGACGAACTCGCCATAGTCAAAGACGCCAGACCAAAAGCCGCGCACCCTAGCACGTAGAGCGGTGCGGTATTGTGATTCGGTTTCTGTGAACAAGAAGATCAAAGCAGCAAGCTCTTGCTCTGAGATATTCCAGAAAGCGTTGGTTGCGCCCCAGATGTACATTTTACTCCTTCAAAGTCTCATCAAACGCCACAACAAGCGTATCAAGTGTTTCAGAATAAGCCATTAGATGTGGTCCAACCTGTTGCATAATCAAACTCTCTTTGTATGGATTGTGAACAACATCGCCCCGCGCCAAAGCTTGCTCCATAACAATTCTTTCTTGCTCTTTTCTTTTGGCGGCTTGTTCCGTATCCCAAGCCGTCATTTTCATTGTTGTCTGCTCAACCCTGGTATCTTTTGTGACCAACGGCCAAACCTGTGCCGCCATTGATTGTACATCGTTCATCTCTACCCCCTCAAGACATCCCACACCACGCCAGCGAATTCCTGCGCCGTGATTTTCTGTGCTGCAAGCTTGACAATCATCTCGTCCACCGCTGGCGGCATCACGTCTCGCTTTGTCTCTGCTGGCTCTTGTAAACTCAGACCGTATTTCTCAAGTATCAATTTTGTCAGCGCTTCATTGGCTTGCTTTGCCTTGTCCAGATCAAGCGTGCCGTTCATCGCCGCGCTATTGATAGAGTCCATAGCCTGCGCCACCTGCGACACCTCCATCAACGCCGGGCGACTCACTGACACGGTAGCAGAAAAGTCGCTATAGCTTGCCTGCTTCGCATAGACCATACCGCTACCGACTATCTCTACCATCTCTCGGAAGGTATTCTCCCACACACCAGAGTAGCGGTCCATTTGTTCTTGCCACGGAACAGCGGCCATCTCTGCAACAGAGCGATTTTGCGCCATGTCAGAACGTCCACGGAACACCGGCGGTAGGCCATCGCCGGTGCTCATTTGCGCTAGGAGTAAGTATGTATCTTTCTGGCTGTCCAACGCGCCAGTGTTCATATTCATGCGGCTTCGGTTGGCTGCTTCGTTCTCTATCCAGTTTGAACCGGCGACCGCTGGAGGGTTACGGTCCTGACCGTAATCGCCAGTGGCTAGCGTTGATTGCAATTGATCTTTGAGGCTATCGGTGTAGCGCGAGCCTGCCTTGTGCTTGACCTTGCTCGGAAACATCGCCACGTGTGCCATGACAGCAGCGCGGTCCTCAAGCGATTCTTTATAAGCTTGATACCAGGCCAGCGCCCGGTAAATGGTAGGCCAGCCACGCCCGCCGATGTCTTGGTAACTCACGCGTTGCACCACAACACGGGTGTACTCCCTGAGTTCCTGCGCGTGTAAAGCGTTGGTTGTGAACTCAACTTTATCCAACTGCTCTTTTGTAGCACGCCAGTCGGGATACCACACCTCACTGTATTGACGCTGACTATCGCCGTGGGTGATGTTGCGATTCTCAACGTAGTAAAGCGGCACGTCCGGGTCGCCTTTTTCGTACTCTATGCGAACAATAGCCTTTGTATCCAGGCGACGGATAGCCGCCTTGCCATCTGCGCCGAACCAATAGACAAAGAATACCTCTCCATCTGTCACCACAGCGTTGCTCAAGTTGTGGAGTTTGGACGGGTTAAGTACCGGCGCGTTGCGTTTAGCTGTCCAGAATTCATCAAAGTCTACAGCGAGTTTGGTATCATCCGGCTTGACAATAGGCCGCTGCCCAAATCCGAAATCAGTCCAAGCATTGACAGCGCGCCCAGCTTGGCTGTCATAATGGAAAGCGTGCCGTGTTTGATCCACAACTCTGAGGCGTTGTTGCTCTGTGAATTTCAGGTCGAATATACCACCACCCATGATAGTCTCGTAGCCCTGGCGGCGCATTATCATGTCCAGGAGTTGGCTATCCATTTCGCTAAGTGCCTTGATGAGCATTTCTGGTGTCTGGACGTAGGGGCCTCGGCGGTAGGCGTGGGCCAGCATTTCTACCGATTCTTCTAGGCGGTCCATTTCTCTACCGAGTAGAAAGCGCCCGGCGCGTTGTCGTATGGTTAGTTGTTTATCCATTATGTTTCCTCGTGAATAATAACATACTCTACTATGGATGGCTTGTCAACCGGCTCAAGTTCAACAGACGGCGCGTGATATTCTATACCAAATAGCTCGCATTCAGAGTTGGTGCATTTGACAATATATTCGTTACTACGGTCAAACAGCATTGCATGATTGCAAGCAGAACATATCACATGGTTGAGATAAGCTTTCATCCTGTTCCTCTTGGCGCATATTCGCACAGCGACTTTCTTGCACCGGTCAATCCTTTATGTACCGCAAAATAATCATATGTACCGTCACTGTCGTACAACACGCTCCCGCACTCGTCCAAAATCTGCCACGGGAAAAAAATAGTAGCGTCTATCTCTTCCAGATAGCCCGGCGGCATTTCCAGGTTGTTGCAAGTGTCAACTTTTATGTCAGTGCCTAATTCGAGAATATGCAACGCATTTAATGCCTGTATTCCTAAGAATTTATTAACCCGCAACGTGTGCGGATCGCCATCAATGTCGCGCAGAACAATAGCAAGATTCTTGGTAGTCAGTCTTTTATCTATCACAGTCCTATCCTCTTTGGTCTGTATTCAAATTCCATCGTTGGCTGTCCGCATTCTGGACAAAGAATTGCTTGGTTACAACGATAAGCTTTCATCTGTCATCTTTGGGACGTTGCCTATTACAATTTCAGACATCCGCTTGAACATCCATGTTGGAATATTGATAAATACAATTCGTTCGTCACCATCACCGTTTTTCCGCGCCAGGCGTTCCAATTCACTGCGCAAAAACACAACTAATTGCTCGTCTGTCATTTTACAAACTCCCCTTGCTTGTTCATCCTATCCTCTTTGGCAAATATTTATACTCCATCGTTGGCTGTCCACCTTCCGGCCCAACCCACCCATAGCGCAAACTATCGAGGCAATGAAACCTGTCTTTGTCTGCGATCTTGTTCTCAACTGGCAGTCCATCATTTCCTATTGGTCGCGAATAGCTCCCGATCTCATCTAGTAGCTTCGGACAACTGTCGTGTATGACCAACTCGCCACCGTCCAACGCCTCGATGATTCTATCAATCCCGGCCCACACGTCGGCCACGCCTGGCTTGCACGCTGGCAAGCCGTGGCTCTGAAAGTCCATTCGCTGCTGGCGCTCGCTAGGCCCACCCGTCGCCCACCAGGATATAAACTCGCCCTGGCTTAATTCAAGCATATTTTTCACGTGCTCGCGGGTCGGAATACCAAACGGCTCACAGTATTCCCGGTACACGTGAAACACCTGGCTCTGTGGATCGTAAGCTATCCATACCGCCGCCACATAAGCGCCGATAGGGTCCACGCCGGCAAATCGCGGCCAACTTATCGGGATAGAAATAGCTTTGACCTTGTGGCGCGTTTCGTCGAACACCTCGTAAATAGCACCTTCTGGCGCTGCCCATAGGCCGAGGAAAAGGCGCATTCGGCGGACGCCTGATAGGTTACTCAGAACTGCTAACCGTTTCTTGCCCGCTGGCGTTAGCTCGCCTGTGGACTGGTCATAGAGTACCGGGTTGTCTTTGTGAGAACTGTTAAACCTGGTAAGTTTTCCCTCACGACTACGCGATATAATCCAGTGTGATGGGTGGGCCGGGTTTGCGTCTGCGATAATCTGCGTGTATGGCATTACAGCCCCGCGCCCAGTTACGCACCTGGTAAGATATTCATGGTCCATCAAACTCAACTGCTCGGCCTGAACTTCGAGAATAACGTCACGCTCGCTTGATAAAGTTCCGCCAGGCTTGTCCATTCCGCCGGTCCAGATTCTACTGCCGTTGGGGTAGTCGTACCACTGAGGCGATTTGCCGCCATAGATTTGAACATAAGGCGCAAAAGGCTCAAGGAAATCTCGCTTAAATGTGTGTAGAACGCTTCCAACAAGATCAGCCTTGACCTTGCGCACTATGGCAAGCTGACAACCGGGATATTTCAGCGCCAGAGTGTGAAGTTTCCAAAGCCACGCAAACGTTTTACCCGTATCGGCTGGCCCCGCAAGTAAAACCTCACTGTCGCGGCACAAAATAGCTTTTCTTGTCTCGCCATAAAAGGAATAGGGTATGTTAAAGTTCGTCTGGGCTTGCATTGCCAGTGTAGTTTACAGTTAGCGGCTCGCCGCCGCTGGTGATGTCAGTTTCAGTTTTAGGTAGCGTTTCTCTGGTCGTGGTCCTGGCTAGTGCATCAGCGTCTTTGAGCATTGCAGTCGCAGCCTTTGCCATAGCTGGATCAATCGGCTCGATGATATAGTCAAATCCTTTTTCGTCCGTGCCAGTTTTGCGCGATACGGGAAATATTAACATGTCACGCGCTTTTTTGCGGATGATTTTAGCATCGTCAAGTCGCCCGGTCGCCCAGTCATCGCGCTCTTTGCGCAGCAGGGCTTCGCGGTGGGCTAGCTCGGCGGC